TCCATCGCTTGTTAGGGAAGAAGTTGTGATCCATGGGTGTGTCGTGTTGACTTTCATAGTTTAGAGCACCATGGGTCATTCGATCTTATCTAGAAACAAAAATTCATACTCGCAGTCTTCGGGGTCTTCACCGTCTACAATCCATTCCTGGAAAATAGCGTGTGCTTCATGAATGTTGTTAGCGTTGACGTGTGCTTCCAGTTTGTCAAGCAGAGTGTCACCCATGTTATCAATTGAGTGCTGCTTGTCATCGGTCTCAGTGGTGTAGATTTCCCAGATTGGTTCAGAAGTCATGAGTCGAAGGATTGCTTGAGTTTGGTGTAGATATCGTGTGAAATATAATCCTCTATCTTATCGCTCATAAAATCATCATCCTTATAGCGTTTGATGGATGCTTTTAGTCTGTCATACTCGTCTCCCATGATCTCTAGAAGACGGTATAATTCACCATGACTGAAGTTGACTGTGTAGTTCATAATTACTCTTGATTAGCAAGGACTAGGAGTTTACCCAAGAGATGAGAATAAAACCTGCATGTTTCATCGTCCTTATACTCACTCTTGATCTTTTCATGAATGCATGTAATGATCTCTTCATACTCCTCAGATGTAAGAGAAGGGGCAAAGGGACTTACGTCCCCTGACCCCCATGCATACTGTGTGTTAGTTGTTGAGATACTCATCAATAATAGAAAGAAGTTCGTTGCCATTGTCTGCTGCTACTAAACGTGCAACAAGTGCCTGAATTGGATCAAATGCCATTTGGAGACTCCTTTAGATATTTGAGAATCTCTTCATACATGGTGGCATCGTATTGAGTCATAATGAATGAAGAACCTCGTGTACTTTCTTATAATACACCATTTTGAGGGTCTGTCTGCAAATAGTGTGCACTTTGCGAACTGTCCTATCTCACGTCCAAATTAAATGAGAGTGTGGTACGGTTTGAGTCCTCTTTCTGTAGCAGTACACCATGACGCACAAATGAAGGGAAGACGATTAGATCACCTTGTCTTATTTGTGGGTACATGATGGGGTTCTGTTTAAAGATATGAGTATACCCTGAGATCGTATGATCTAAGTTCATATTCTCAAAATAGAATGGTGCATCCTTTTCTTTATCATAATTAAGGAAGATTACACCACTAAAGTTTATAAACTCAGGAAACTGTACATGATGATGAGGTTCTTGATGTTGTCCTTTATTGTATACATTTAACCAGGAATTAACTATTTTAATTTCTACTTCAGGTGGGAAGTATTGATACAGGTAAGGTGATAACAATGTACCCAATTCTTCAGGTGCTACGATATCATTCTCATCAAAGAATGTGCTATTAACTGAACAATTCCACTTACCATCTACCTCTTTACATATATCTTTGCATGAATCATATAGTTTACCAAATGTTTCTTTATGGTCTCTAATATGTACATGATGATATTGTATTGGGAACAGAGTTTTCATACTATAGTGCCTGTTTTATGCGTAGGTAGGTGTTAGTTGAGGTTGCAAGTTCTTTACTCTTAGCAGGTCTACGTTGACCCCACTTGAGTAATACTTTCTTACCCTTATCATTCTTCTCTCTTAGTCCATCAAATTTGTCCTCATTAAGTGCATGCCAAGCACCATTCTTTTGTAGAGTACATGGTTGATTTATAGTTAATATTGTACCATCTAAATCACAAATATCATAGAAAAGTGATTGTCCACTAACACGAATGTCAACATGATTTGCATGTGCTAATCTATTCTTAAGTGTCTCATATTTCTTATTGGTTAGTGATAACAAATACTCACCTTTTCCAATGCATAATAGATGCTCATCACCTACAATTCCTGTCTGTTTGAGTAATCTCTTGAGCACTAATTTGTTGTCTATTTGTGTTAGTGCTTCCTTAATTGTTGTTGCTACTTGTGTACCAATAGAGGTGCAATCTTCTTTCCATTTAGTTGATACATTCTCCCAATGTTCTGCCTCATGACTATTAATATAGAATGAGCGAATGTCATCGTTAATTGTATCTAACTCCCAAAAGAAAGGTAACAATTGTGGTGCAATCTCTTTGACATATCTATCACGAACTGATCGCTTACTTCCTTTAAATTTCTTATTATCTGTACCAATATATGTACCTGGTGTGCAATCAGTATTCTCAAATAAGAAATTAACTAGAGTAGAATTAAATGTACCTGAGCATACTTGTAAACTATCATATCCGTTCTTGTAGTTCTTAACTGAGATAGATATCTGCTCACAGTTATCAAATGTGATGAGTAAATCACCTTTTAGATTCTTATTCCTAAACTCAGCATCTACACATGTAAAGTAAAACTTGCGTCCAGGATACTTCTTGATAATGTCAAGTGTAAGATCAGCAACTGTTGCATCAACATTCTTTTTGTACTTGGATCCAAGGAACTTAGAGAGCACATTTCTGTTTGTGGCATACTCTGTCCATTGCCCCTCTTGTGCTGCTGAACAGTGACTAATTGCAACTCCATGTTTCTCTGCCTCTTCCTGTAGTCGTGCTGCTAAGTAGATCTCAGCACAATCTTGTATATAATGGTCAATAGTGCTGCCTGCACCTCTTTTAGTTGTCATTGATTCTCCTCCGAGAATAGGGTTGTTTGGGGTCAGTCTAACCAAGAATCGTTTGATTTGAGTTGTTTGAGTGATGGATTCTTGAGTAACTCATGCTGATATTCTAGTTCAGAATATAATTGCTTGAGTAGTTTTGTAACATAACTTTGTCTTTCTAGTTTGTTTGAGAGTTGTATCAACTCCTCTGTTAGATTCTTCGCTCTAATTACTGTGAAGCACTCTTGAGTGTTGCAATCGATGTTGCTATGCATTAGTCCATGGGTCGGTAGTGTTGACGTGTACACCCTTGTGAGGTGCAATGATGCCTAGAGACAATCGCATGCCCTTAGACGGTGGGTTGCCTCTATGGTGGAGACTGCTATCAAATACTACCATACGTCCTTGCTTAAATGGGATAACTTTACCATTTGCAAACTCAGTGTCACCATCCTCACCATAAGCATGATAGATTATAGAGGTAGCAGGCACGTCATGGTCTGTATGAAATTCACTAATCATATCAGGTGTTTGACCATTGACTAATAGTCTGTGAATGTGAGAGCATGGTGGACGTGTAGCGATGTCCTTGATAACGCACTCATTTATATATGCAAAGAACCAATACCATGGTGATGTGTCAGTGAACTCATTGTCACGTATAACTGTATTACCTAAGAATCTTGATTTATTATAGTCACCATAAGGTGCATTATTATAATAGAGTGGACAATAATCAGTCAACCACTCTGCTACATCCTGCACCATCCAATTAGGGAAATAATCATCTATAATCTCAATCACATTATTAACCTCCGTTTAACACCAAAGTTAGCACTAACTGTGATACGTTTTGTATCACTTCTTTGTGGTTCTACTTGATGATGTAGGTATGCAGGGAATATAATAATATCACCCTCAATAACATCAGGAAACCACGTATTCTCCACAGGATAGTGTCTACTATAATTACCTAGATGTTTCTCTTGATTAGGATCATAGAATAGAAACTGTGCATCCTTATCTTTATCATATTGTACAAAATATGCACAACTAAATGTACTATCACCACCACCTACATGTGTATGAACTTCTTGACTATCACCCTTAGAGTATACATTTAACCATGCTTCAGATAACCACAATGAATCATCATCTTTACCATGTAATTGTTTATGCATTTCTAATACATTAGGTTTGACACACTCTTGGAATAAATCCCAACTGAAATCCTCTTTATTAGTGTCAGTCTCAAATGATGATTTAACACTGCAATTCCATTCTCTAGGTTGAGTGAGTTTAGCAGATGTACTCTCACTAAGTAACACCTGCTTTAACTCATCATGTCTCTCAACATGACCATGATAATAGAATTTAGGGAATAAGTTACAAATTTGACCCATTATGTTATTAATGAAATAGGGGGAACACCTTCGATGAATATACTATCAACAACCTTTTGTAATCTCTTGACTACATGAGCACCATACTTAGGATGCACTGGTACTGTTACATAACCAGTGGGTTTCTTATAGAATGCCCACTCACAAGGTTGTAGTTCTCCATTGTTAATCTTTTCACGATCTTCTGTATGTAGACGTATAACACGACCAACAGTTTGTGCCATCTCAACTACATTTAGATAACGTAATAAGATTGTATGAGTTAATCCAGGAACATTAATACCCTCGCTTAGTATACTATAATGGAAGCACACAAAACGAATAGAATCATCACAACCCCATTCTTTTAATGTGTTCATGAATACTGAACGTGATACTTTCTTACCATCAACATAAGCACCAAACTTAGAGGTTACATGTAATACATGATATCCTCTATCTTTTAACTCATGTAATAATATAGTACGAGATAACATGTCGTTAAGTACACGTGACTTAGGCACACTTACCAACACTTTACTACTCTTATCATCATCTAATTCATCGATGATATTTGTTATTGTAATAGCATGATGTACGTGTGCTTTCTCTTTACTATAATGTCCATCTGTCTCAAATGGTACAATTGTAGGTGGAAGTATTGTCCCTTGTTTAATTAACTCTTGTGCCTCAACATTACATAGTATTGTACCATAAACTGCTTCATTATGCATGCCTCTAGAATGTTTACGAGACACACGAGGTGTAGCAGTAAAATAATATCTCTTACCAGAGAATCGTGCTAACTCAAATATACTATCATAGAATGTTTTAGCACAACTATTATGTGCTTCATCACAATATACTACATCTGCATATACTTGTGCTTCCATTACTCTATGTAATGAGTGATAGGTAGTAAAGATAATACGAGTATAATCTTTATTTGTATCCCACCACTGTGCTATCCAGTTGGGATCAGTCCCACCTTGATAACCTCTGTAACCTGAGTGTGCATGGAAGATCTTAGCATCTATTTGTGATCTAAAATCTTCACATAACTGTCTTGCTAATAAAATACGAGGTGCAACAACAATAACAGTACTCCCACGCTCTAACTGTTTTGCATGAGAGATCATGATAAATGTTTTGCCACCACCCGTAGGCACAATGATTTGACCGAGATCGGCAGTGCTCATTGCGTCCAAAGCACGTTGCTGATGTGGTCTGAGTTGATTGTTCATGAATATAGTATAGCATTAAAAAACCCCCTTGCGGGGGTTGTGTGTCACTTACTTAACTGGTTGTTGTTCGGTGTTAAATGCTCTGTTGTAAGACTCAAGAACGTAATTGTATGCTTTCTTAACATAAGGGAGTGACTCGTTGTAGACCCATACACAGTCTTTCCAGAGTGCTTTGGTCTCATACTGATGTATCTCCCATCTGATTTTCGCATCGTTCTTGTAGTCATCCCACTTTAGTAGTGGTTCAGGTGCAACAGTTTTTGGTGTTTCAGTCACTTTAATAACACTCCTCTTTGCAGTTGTTTTGGTTGCTTTACGAGAGCGTGTTTTACGTGTTGCTACTGATGCTGTCATGTAGAAATGATTGACTACTCACCTATAATAGCAACAAACACACCCAATGGGGTAAATGGTGGACAGTTTGTCAACTGGTTCTATGCGTGTATATCACATAGTACACAGTCAGGGCATTCTATGTCATGCTCATAATTATGTATCTTATGGATGAGTCTGTCAAACTCCTCAGTTATATAATTATTATCTTTTGCAAATGATTTGTAATATTCACATGCTTTAACCATACGGTTAAGATCTTTCTCATTAAAATGTATCATAGTAGTATTGCACCTATAATAAATCCCTTAAGGAATGATATACACACCACCTGGTAATCAGATAGTCCCCATTTATCTTGACACTTTTTAATTAGTTTCTTATCCCACTCAACTACCTTCTGAAATGAACCCTTAACCTTACTCTGAACTGACATGACTGCTATGTGATATGTACCTAATATTTAGGTAATTTCCTATTAAAATTCCAATAATCAAACTTGATATAAAGTTTATATGGTAAGCACAATAGTTTTTGTGTAAAGTACTCAAGATATAATAGTGAGAGTATAATATATTTTTCTATCATTGGTCAGTTATACCATACTTTGATAAGTCATACTTTGCCATCTTTAATGGTTCATGCTTCACTACAGGTGGTTTACCTATTATTTTCTCAACCTCACCTACTATATTCTTCTTAGAGATATGGTATGGTGTTGGTGCATTTTGTAGACACACTTGTAAACACAATAATTGTTCATCAGTGAATGTAAATGTATGATTAGGTGACATCTGGTTTCTTTCCTGTTATATCTTCAGGCAATGATTCATTACCAGGATGTTCAGTTATCTTACCTTTATAATTAGGATGATTATAAAAATGCTCATCCTCTATCTCTAACTCATCCCAATCATTTGGATAAACTAACAAGTTAGTTTGTTTATATCCATGCAATGTGTCTTCATCTTCCCATTGATGTACAGTGATAGTTATATACTCATCACTGACAAAGTTGATGACACCTTCTTCACCTCTTAATCGTACTTTCATACCTGGTTGTAAAGAACGCATGATGTTTCTAATCTCCAATGCAACTGCTTCTGATAGAAAAATAGGTGTGCTCATTCTACATATTCTACCTTAATTGGTTTATCTAGTAAATCTTTTATGCTCATATAAGCATAAGCAGTGAATACCTGAGGGACTATAAATGCTACCATTGCTATAGTCCAGAAAACATAATAGTAGTTTTCTTTACGTTGAGTTCTCATTGTATTGTTAAGAATGAAGTAGGGTTGCCAAATTGACCTCGTACAATAACATTAAATGCTATAGATACTCTCTCATACATTTTCTCATTAGGTTGTACATAATGCATGACTGATGATGGAAATATAAGCATAGTTCCATCCTTAGGTGTTATAGTCCATGATGAACTATTATATACATTCTGTTCTCTATATGTAGGACATAATATTTGATGATCTGATCTCTCAAATATTAAATCACCACATCCACCAAATGTTTGTATATAGAATGTCCCAGAATAACAAGAATTACGATGAGTGTGTCTGGGGGCACGAGCAAATTGAGGATGTACATTTAACCAAGAGCATACAATTTCGACAGTGTGACTATCACTATCAATCTCCATTATATCAAAGCAGTATATATTTACATGCTTCATTACCCATTGTTTCAGTTCTGGAAATCTATCCAATATATTATTATCTACTGACTGTTGTCCACCATTACTATGTGTTAACTCAATAGATCTAAATGAATTAGGTAATGTATTATCCCACCCACCTTGTACTATGCCTGATGCACATAACTCTGGCATAATATCAGGCATAGTATCATTATCCTCTGAAATATACAGAGGTGATGAGAACAATGGCACTAATGTGTCTGTCATGCAGGTATAATATTAAATGTTAATGTAATTCTATTATCTGTTGGGTTAGATTCATACCCATGTGTCAAATTAGCAGGATAAATGACACAATCACCATTCTTATAAGGTATAGTTGCCTCTTGTAAATTAAATGCTGTCATGTTCTTAAATGGTAGCATCATGATAGGATACATTTGACTCATGACATTACGTTTAAACTTAAGATAACTATGTTTCTCTTGCTCATAGTTAATTAAGAACGTACCACTAAATAAACAATTAGCATGCTCATGTGGTGCATAGATAGCACCTGCATGTGCAACCTCTACAAAACAATCAGACACATCAAATCCTGTAGCATAGTTTAAACCTGAATCATTATGTTTCTCTGCTACTCTTAATAGTTCTTTCTTTAATCCTGGTACATCTTCTAATATCTTATTCTTTGCACCTATTTGTTGTACATTGTGACATAATACTTGTCTCTCACTAACATCAACAAAATCCTGATTCTTGCACCATTCTAAACAAGGATCAATAAAATCTTGCATATTATATTTTGTTACTGGAGTCATGAATAAACCATAGGTTTCATGATCTATTGCATCCTCAAGATTTGCATTTAAAATGTTAGAATCAGTCATAATCAGTAACTAGGTTCGATGTCGTTTTTGTCAGTTGGTTCATGAACAGGAACTATCTCAGGTTCTATGTGTAATAGTTCTTTTAATTGATTTACTTGATCTTTATCAAGAGAGTGGGCAAGGACTTGTCCATCCTTGTATACGTGGTATGTAGTACTATTCATAAGGTGAAGTTAGCATTAATTAGGATCCTTGACTTATGTTTAGAGGGAGAATGACCAGTGTGATAGTGTTTACCATCAAATATTAATAGTCTGTTCGCTCTCGGTGTTACATGCCATAACTCATGATACTCATCTTGTCTGATTAAAGTATCACCATCACTGTCATTTACATAGTATATACACACCATGTGATCCTCTTCAGAATCTCTATGGTATGCATGTTGATAACCATTGGGATTGTACAGTGTCATGTCTGCTCTCACTCGCAAACACGTAGAGGCATTTAGGGCAGATTCCATTTGAGTGACCAGGTTCGCATAGGCAGGGTGTTCCTCAGCACTTAACCAATGATTAAATCCAAATGCTTGCAAGTCCTCATTACCACGAGTCAGAGTCTGCTGAAAATACCATGGGAACTCCCATGAAGTCAACAACTCTGACAACTCTTTGTGATCTGACTCCTCTAAGAAGTTATCCTCAACTCTTAGGTTCGAGATGGAGGGCGGTGGCAATTTCACTAATCAATCTCCGTTTCTCATCAGAAATTTTACCATACTTAGTATAGCACTCTTTCTGCAAATAGAAAAGTGCCTTCTTAATCAACTCTCTATGGTCTTCTTGTAAGGTTAAGCACCCTACTTCCGTTACGTTCATTTGCTGGTGGTGGTACATGTTATTATTTATTGAGATCGACACAATTAGGATCGATCTAGGGTGTAGTAACTACGGTCACTACATTCACATCTCTTGGGTGACCAGAGAGGAATGCTCAATGACAATCTGCTGCCAAGCGTGTGTCTAGTGTTGTGATATGCCCTTGATGGGAAGTATAGCAGATCACCTGGGTTTAGTACAGTGTCTATGTCTATTTCCAGACCATCAGGACTGACTTGAGCATTAGTATCTGATAGTGGTATCAATGCTGATGCTCTGTTTTTATAGACCTGCCACCGTGTGTGCCCTTCCATTTGTATTATAAAATTGGATGGGTGATCCCAATGTGGTGAGAATGATGGATGTCTGTTGTCTTTACCATTAGTAATAAAGATATGACAATCACAGCATCCATCAAATGACTGCTCTATCTCTGCTAGTAAATGCTCAACATGAGTATTACCATGACCGTACTGACATATGTTAACAGTATATCCAGAGTTGGCAAGGTGAAAGAGTTCTTCCTTCTTACTAATACCTTTATACCACCATGGTTCCTCTACTGTATCAAGTTCCATGCGTTTACCATCATCACCTATAACTGTGACTATGTGATTCCATGGTTGATTCAGGGCATCCTGGGCATCCTGCCATGTGACGATACCTAATGATATAGCACCACGCCATACCCTAGGTCTATCATCTGTCCTATAGATATCAGGATTAAGAAACTCTGGGTTTGTAATTAACATTCAGTGCTATTCTCACTCCTTCAGTAGGACTAGATGATGCATGCTTACGCAATCCATCAAATACTATCATTCGACCTTTAGATGGTGTTGCCTTGTTGATAGTCATGCTGTTCTCAAAGAAATGAGTATCACCATCACAATCATTGACATAATATAATGCCACAGTGTGTGGGAACTCAAAATCTACGTGTGGTGTATGATGTGCCTTGCCATCAGGATATAATAGTCCAAGACGTGCACGATATATGTCTGTAAATGGTTGTCCTGCTTGTTCAGATATTATCTTGAGTGCACTCTCAAAGTATGGATACTCATGACTCACCACCTCATAGTCCATCATCAGTACATGTGAGAAACTTGTTTGATTATTATACTTGGATGGTTCATCAAGAAATGTAGTGTCCTTGAGAAAATACCATGGAAAGACAGTGGATGTACATATCTCATCCAATTGATCTACCACTGCCTTAGGTAATGGATAACTAGAAGTTAATTGCATACTGTCTCCGATCACTATCAGTGTCACGTGGGAATGACATTGGTATGCTCATGCTCAGTCTCTTATCACCTGGATGTGGTTTATGATATGTTCTTGATGGGATGTATAGTACGTCACCTGGATTAAGAGTGTCATCAATTGCCACATCCAACACATCATCATGCTTATCTGGTAGGTATGGGTTGTCTGTCATCCTAATCATGCTAGAACATCTATTTTTAAATACCTGCCAACGTGTTGTACCCTCTATCTGACAAATTAAATTAGGTGGAATATCCCAATGTGCACCGAATGACACACCATTAGGTTTAGCATTGCCAAATATATGTGCATCACAGTTACAATCATACCTTGCTTCTATATTTTCTAGTAAATTATCTACTGCTGGATTAGCATGACCATACTGTTCTATAGTAAATGTCAGTCCTTCATCAATACCTTGGAATAATTCCTCTTTAAGTGGGAACTGATTCTCATACCATACCTCAAATCGTTGAGTGAGTTCTAACCTACGTCCATCATGGTTCAGTAGGCAGCATCTAAAATGCCATGGATTGTTCATGCACCTCTCAACATCACTCCATGTCACATATTGTGATGGATCCTTGAGACAGTCACGATAGATACGTGGTGTGTCATTAGTGTAGAATGACTCAGGGTTGAGAAATGGTAACATCAAGTTCTTCATGAGCAATGCTCTCCTTCTAGATCATTAAGAGGACCAAAATCACCCTCAGTTGGGTCGAGTGGGAATCCACTGAAGTTCATACTGATAGCAATTCGTTCTTCAGGACCATTAGGTCTAGTCTTATGAGGTAACCATGATGGAAATATAACATAATCAAACTGCCTTGGTTGTACCTCGTGCCAATCATACATTGGTCCACTACCATGTCTGTCCACTGAATCATAGCATTCATCAAGTGGGCATAGTCTATGAATATACTCTAATGGATTTTTAAAACAAATCTCACCACCCTCTAACCCCTTGGTCAAATAATAAACACATGACACATGTGACTTACCCCACCCGTTAGCATGTGAATGCTCACCCGTTGTGTCTCCTTCATCATGAAGGTTTGCCCACATGCTATCAATATACATGTGATAGTCCCTACGATATTTCACCACATTGATCCAGTAGTCCTTGACTGCTGTCAACATAGGCATGGTCAACCAATCAAATACAGGATTCTCATATAATTCTTGTCCATGCTCTAACTCACCCGTTGATAGTCCCGTCTCTGCTGCCCATGCACCACGCTTTGCTTCATCCCATAGACCATCCAAAAATACATTTGCTTCATGGTACTGTTGGTCAGTTGGGACTATTTGCCCTGTACATACTGGTGTGGGAAACACATTAATTGTTTCCATACTACCTACATGGATATTACGATGTACATCGATTCTATTGCCCTTTGGATCTAGACCTGTCTGAGCAGCATAGTATCCTCCATCAATTTTGTCTATTGGCATGAGACTTAATAATATCAGTGAACTTACGTTGTTCCCTATTGGGGATGAGGTTAAAAGAAATACTTATACGATCTTCATCAGTTTCATTCTCTCGTACACCATGTGGCATCCATGCAGGAAATAGTACTAACCTATTTTCTTTAGGTGGATATGTCCATGTAGCAAAAGTATGTAATTCCTCTGCCTGACTCATATCCTCTGCCAGTCCCAATGAATGTATAGTATATGCTTCCATTGGGTTCCTGTGAAATACAATACTACCTGAATCACCTTCCTTTGGTACTTTAACATAAAATGCACCAGACATCAATGCACCTGGATGTGTATGTGTCTCATTGTAACCACCCTTGTTGTTAATGTTGATCCATGCATTAGCAAACTCAAGATGAGTCACCTGTGCCTCATAACTATCAAATGCCTCTTGAGCATGCTTTTTAATTAAAACAAGCAGACGTGAAAACTCATCGTCTTGCTCTGCTACTACCTTCTCAGCATAGAAATCGGGGGACTGATAGTTCAGTTCACCCCGATTAGATCTGTCTTTACCAGGCATTGTCTTGGCAATGTCGTAGACAATCTCTTGTAGTTTTTCTAAATCAATATCAAGATCCGTCCACCATATAGGTTGAGGGAACACATAATCTAGATTGAGCATTACACTGTTTTATTCATGTCTGGATTATCTGTACCTTGCCAGTCAGTATACTCCTTATACGCATCCGTGCCTTTTTTCTTACTGTTTGGTGAGTTTGTTTTAACCTTGATCTTTGCCTTCTTGATCTCTGATTCTACCCATGGTTCTGGATCCTCATTACGTAGTAGTCTACGTTGGATGTTCATGGTCTCCATGCCACCTTCTAACTTAACAATCTCATCTCTGAGTTCATTAAGTTCAGTAAAGTCAATACGAGTCTCTTGTCTATCAAATGACATAGAACTCAATGATGACTGCATGTCAGCATATTTCTTAAACTTCTCTCTATGTTGATATCTAAGATTCATCCAGAGATCATCAAAAGATTTAATTGCTTCCTTCTCTGACTCTACTGTAGCAATAGATTCAGGCAATTCTGTATCAGTCTGATCTACTTCAGGTAGATCTTCATAATCAGGTAGTGATGGATTCTCTTTAGACATAATCTTCCTTGTAAATAGTGTTTTTCTGGAACTCGTAGGATGTTGGAATACTCATGCAGTAATTATACATCTCTTCATTCCATTCGTCAATCCTTCTCTCATCCTCATCCATAGACTCAGATGTTAAGTCAGTCATGGTTTGGTTGTGTATCTTATTTAGTTCCAATGTGTGCTTACATATTGGATTAAATCCCATACCAGCAGCAACATAACGAGGACCATCGTTATGGTCATCGAACGTCTGCCCATTATATATGACTTCATTAGCAACATACTTCTCACTAGCATACCTAACAAAGAGGTTATCATTAAATCCTGTTACAAAGTCGTAATCAATATCTTCAGACACTGCTCTCCAGTATGGTGTCTCACGTGCAGTGAATGCATAGTGAGATGCAACAAAGTTCTTAAACCCTTCGATCTCAAGATCACAAACTAGGTTAACCATCTGTTTCTCTGAGTTAGTGATTAGACCCTCACGTGACGATAATGCAGTACATAATCTAAGGATCTGTTCATGAGTACACAAGAGACCAGTTGCTTCCAATGGTTCTACAAACACATTAGATAGACCAACTGCACATACATTCTTATACCATGATTTCTCATGCTTACCACTCCTGAATGGAATAGTCTTAAACTCTGCTTGATCTGCTCTCTTCTTACCTCTTGTCTTAAGAAGATAATTATATAACTGACCTTCTGCCTCTTCTACTGTAGCAAAGTCACTAGAGTGTACATACCCTGCACCTGCCCTATCCCATAGAGGAACATCCCATGTCCACCCATTCTCAATGGCAGTACAGTTAGTAGTGTTAATTACTTCTCTCTTTCTATAACTATCAGGACTCTCATCATCCTCAGCATGTGGCATGTGAGTAGCAATTGCTCTATCAGACAATAGACAACCACCATCATTAGCATGGAATGAATGGAATGGTACACCTAGTTCTTGTTCTAACAATAGAGACTTAAACCCAGTACAGTCTACAAACATATCTGCTTCGAAATGCCTACCATCATCAGTAACAACACTTTTAATGAACCCATGTTCATCCTTGGTTGCACCTACAACTGTACCTGTATGATAGTTACCCTTCTCAACTATACTCTTACATCTATTCTTCTTAAACCATTGACCCATTCTAGTAGCATCCATATGGTATGCACTATCAGATTGTGGGTTCCATACCCTATCCTGCCAAGTTAATTTATTGTACTTAGCAAGATGTCCCACACTATTAAAGGTAGTAGCAAACGTACCTCGGTGGAACTTCTCTGGTTTATGATAATTCAGAGCAAACCATGACATCCACCCATGTTGCATCTCATACATTCTCTCGTGAGATGTACCAAATGGGTAGTCCCAAGTCTCTCCAACTTTATAAAAATCGTTAAACCTAATATTTACCTTATAGGTTGACCCTGTATCCCTCATCCACTCATCATCATTGAGTTCTAGGAGATGGAAAAAGTCATTAATTTGTCCAAGAGTAGACTCACCAACACCTATGATGGGATGATCTTCACTCTCAATCAAAGAAACATTAATATGAGGACATAGTTTAAGGAGAGAGGCAGCAGTAAACCAACCAGAGGTTCCACCACCTACAATCAGTACATTCTGAATTTTCATAATGAAGAAATGATCTAATTAATTTGCGTCAGTCTTGTTATAATCGGGGTCGTATACACCTATTTTAAATTCTCTTTGAGTCTCGTCATCTAATTCTAGAGGAGTCAACCATGCAGGCATATTCTCATCATGTGGGAATGGTGCATCTGGAAGTATTTGCTTCTTAACGGTGACCTGCTCACCTTTCTCATCTTCTTCCACTACCTCTTCATACTCGACAGGTGGACATGTCTCTTTGACATTCTGAATGTGCTTAAAGAATTCACCTTCTTTTGCTGCATCACCAAATACTCCGTTCTTTATATCTGAGTATAGCATACTTAATTGCAATCCAGGATCACCATAAGCAACCTCTCTTACAGTAGCAGGATTATGGAACTCAAAATCAGGTATCCATTCACCCAATTCCAATTTCCATTCATCATTGGCATCATCAGGGATGTCAATCCATTTTAGACCTGATCCAGGACCAGTGTAGACTTCGAACTCTTCACCTGGTTCTACTAGATCTGTAATGAATCCGTCACAACGGACTAGTGCTTTTTTCATTTTATTCGAATTCGTAAACTACTACAATGCCCTGACGACCATCGCCGCCACGCTCTCTGTTCCTACATGATGAAGCACCTGCACCCCAACCAGCATGACCACGGTATCTTTGTGCCCACTGTTGCTGTCTATGAGATGTTGGTGAAGAACCACCCCAGAAGGATGAACCACCATGACCTAATCCTGGTGGGTTACGGTGTCCCTGTGAAGAACCACCATATACTCTAACAGATCCTTGAGATGGGTTACCACCTAAAGCACCATCATGTTGTTGGTTCCTGTTAGCACCCTGTCCACCACCAGATGAACAATAGTTACCAAAGGATGAAGTACCACCATTACCTGCACGGTTAGAGTAGTTACTTCCACCACCACCGCCACCAACAGAGACAGAGATGGAGTTAATGTTTTCTACATTAACAATACTTTCGGTGTGGGCACCAGCAGCACCAGATTCTCCATAACCTGATCCACCACCGCCTCCAGCAGTACACTTAACCCAAATCCTCTTAACTCCTGAGGGTTTGTTCCAAGTAGAACCACCATTATAAACTGAAATAGACTTAGGTCCACCACCACTTTGTATGGTTGCCCAAGACATACTACTACCATCAGTGCTCAGATACTTACCTGATTGTCCACTTACTGAGGGTATAACCTGTGCTGATGATCCAGAGATCGTTCCGTTAATGCTTATATTACTAACGGTCAGAGTCCCGTTCACGGTAATAGATCCTGAGGATAAATCTAATCCACCAGAACCTGACAGGTCACGAATAGAACTAACTTTTAGGGTACTCATTGATTACTCTGTCTCCTTCTTTGTTATTTATAAGAATCACAAGAACTCATACACAACGATGATGCCTTGACGACCATCACCACCACGTTCACGATTTCTACATGATGATGCTCCTGCACCCCATGCTGCATGACCACGATATCTTTGTGCCCATTGCTGTTGTCTGTGTGAAGTAGGAGATGATCCACCCCAGAAACTGTCACCACCATGTCCTAAACCTGGTGGGTTTCTATGTCCTTGAGATGATCCACCATATACTCTAACAGATCCTTGGTTAGGGTTACCACCTAAAGCACCATCATGTTGTTGGTTTCTATTGGCACCTTGACCTCCACCTGATGAGCAGTAGTTACCAAATGATGAGGTTCCTCCATTACCTGCTCGGTTAGAGTAGTTAGCACCCCCTCCACCACCGCCTACTGAGACGGAAATTGAGTTGATATTAGTAACGTCAACAAATGATTCAGTATGTGCTCCAGCAGCACCAGATTCACCATATCCTGAACCTCCACCTCCACCACCAGTACATTTAACCCATATACGGTTACACCAGTTAGGTTTATTCCATGTACTGTTACCATTATATACTGCTATACCATTAGGTATACCAGCACCACCAGAAACTTCTGCCCATGAAATAGTAGATCCATTGGTATATAGATACCTACCACCCTGTCCAGACTGTGACGGAATAATATATCCTGAAGATCCAGACATCGTTCCATTAACAACGATATGCTGTACAGTCAGGGAACCATTGGCAGTAATAGCACCACCAGAGAACGACATTCCGCCTTGTCCTCCGAGGTCTTTTACTTGTGATACTGTTAATCTAGTCATTTGTTAGTTGCTTCCCCTTCTTATTTATTTATTCACCCAACTCACCAGCGTCACCTAAGTCTTTATCAGCATTAGGATCGACAGGTCTGTCTAATGGAGTTGCAGGCATCCACTGTTGATGTGCTGCCCACTCTTCATCAGTTGGATAGTAAGCACCTTTACTATTAGCAGAGGCAGATGCAAGGGAGTGATCCATGGGTTCATAAGTCATGACATTAGGTGCTTCTCTTGCAAACTTAGTCCCATCACCACGTGGGTTGTCACCATCTGTAGACAGTTGTAACCCAAAACTTTTTTCTACACGCTCACCGTTCTCGATTGCCCAAACGGTACACAATGGTGTAGTTCCAATGCATGAGCGAGGTACATGTGCTACGAACTCCTCTATGCATTTCTGATCAGACATCTCTGGACCTTTGGTCTCTTTAGTGAATAGTATATCACCATTCTCTCCACTAATAGTCATACCATAACAAAAGTCAGGACCAAATTCTCTATCATATACTCCATTCTCTAGGAAATAATAACCAAATACTATATCCTCAAAGTGTACCAGATCTCTGGAGATTTCGACACGCTTCTCATCCATAATAAATGTGACATTAATATGCCACTTTACTATCTGTTCTACACCTTTAACGTCTCGAAATGCCATTATACTTGTATCTCGTATGCAATAGTTATGTTACCAGTGCCACCATTGTTTTGTCCAGCACCATTTCTTAATCCTTCTCCACTGTTTCCAACAGTTCCATAGTTACCATTCCATATGGCACCATTACCTTGGAAATCATATCCGATCCATCCAGATCCTCCACCTGCACCACCTGCTCCATGACAGTCACATCCTGGTGCACCACCACAGTTTCCAGCGTACCAACCGCCGCCTCCTCCACCGCCTCCAGAGCGGTCACCACCTGGTCTTCCACAACCAGGAGCATTTGTTGACGACTGTGCACAGCAACTACCGCCACCTGCACCACATGATCCACCAGCACCGTTTTGTCCACCAGCACCACCATGTCCAGCACCACCACAACCTTCTCGACCACCGCCGCCACCGCCGCCTCCAGCGACTTGACGAATGCTTCCTCGGTTAGTGTTTGCTATGTACAAAATAGAAGCAGCACCTCCACCAC